GGCACGGGATAGTAGTTGGTGAGACGCTGGAGTTTGATAACAATGTCATCTATATGCGGGCTATAGCACTGACAGTCGTTGGTGATGTAATCACAATGGACACACCGTTTAACCATATCTACCAGGTAGCAGATACCTTTTTCAGGGTCAGTACCAGCTTGCGCGTTAATGGTTCGGTGACGCCGGTGGTGTTTAAAGTTGCGCCATTAACTGGGCAGACTATTGATATAACCAGAATATCTTTGATTATTGAGTCAGCAAACGCAATGGATTTCACGCAGTTCGGATCAATAGATAAGCTGACGAATGGTTGCGTGCTGCGTATTAAGCGTGCAGAAGGAGAATATCGAAACCTGATCAACTTCAAATCCAACGGTGATTTTATTGAAGAAGCTGTCGACCCAGTGTTTCAAGACAAGACGGGCGGTGGAGGTTTTGGATTCACTGCAACGCTAGTTTTTGCAGGGCAACAGAACCGAGGAGTGGTGATTCGGTTGGATGGTACGCTAGGCGAGCAGCTAGAATTGATTGTGCAAGACAATATATCGACAGGTCTAACAAAGTTTCAGATGAGAGCGCAGGGCAGTGAAATACAAAACTAAGCCGTGGGCACATCTATATAAAACGGCGCTATGGAAGCGCCTCAGGCTTGCCCAGCTAACCCGTGATCCGCTTTGCGTTTACTGTGATGCGATGGGCCGGGTTGTGATGGCGGGCGTGGTGGATCATATAAAGCCGCATAAGGGCGATGAAATTAAATTCTATAACCCGGACAATCTGCAATCGATGTGCAAACAACATCACGACAGCACTAAAGCGATCGAAGAGCGACGCGGCGTTATAGTTGGCGGCAATACTCTAGGTGTTCCAATAGACCCTGATCATCACTGGAATGATTGATTAATGATCGATAGTCGCATACTATAGCCAGACCACTAGGAGATAGTAATGCTCACACCTTCAACATACATTAAGGCCAAGGGTCTGCCATCGCTGCAATATGTCAGCGAGCAGTCGGGCACGTCAAGGTCGACTCTTAATGGTTGGTGGCATAGTGACCGGCTTAAGTTTGAGACAATGGTTGATGGTTGCCTGTACCGCGCGGCTGAGCCTTATCGTGTCACCCTGGTGGTTGATGGATATATTATTGACCTGTCGCAACACTTTGGAAAACAGGGAGGGGGTGGGTAAAATCCCTGGTTGGTTTGGCCTTAAGTACCGTTGGGGAACCTTTCTTTTAACACTAATACAGTTTTCTTTGGAATATAATCCATGCCAACATTGCAGATAAACTACAAATCAACCGAAAATCTAATTCCATACGCCAATAACTCTCGCACCCACTCCGATGACCAAATCAATCAGGTGGCGTCATCCATTAAAGAGTTCGGGTTTACCAACCCGGTTTTGATCGACGAGCAGGGCGGAATCATAGCAGGGCACGGACGCGTCATGGCAGCCAAGAAGCTAGGGCTTGCCGAGGTTCCGACTATAACCCTGGAGGGTCTGACAAAGGCGCAGGTAAAAGCATACGTTATCGCTGATAACCAGCTGGCGCTAAACAGTGGGTGGGATGTTGATCTGTTGAGGCTGGAAGTTGAGACGCTGCAAGAGCTTGAATTTGATATGGATCTGCTAGGTTTTGATGGAATAACGCTTGATAACCTTATCACTGTAGGCGATGAGGCCGGAAGCGCGGAAGACGAATGGGAAGGGATGCCAGAATTTGACCAAGAAGATGCTACATCATTTAAAAAGGTGATTGTTCATTTTGCGACCGAAGCACACCTTCAGGAGTTTGCTAGAATTATTGGTCAGAGCCTTACGCTTAAAACTCAATCTGTATGGCATCCGAAAGCAGTGATTGAAACATACGCAGATAAAAGCTATGAGTGATGTTTTGCATCCGCAGTTTCCACTTTATGTTGTATCTAAGGGCCGCAGCGAATATTTAACCACGCCGAAAGCTTTGTCAGCAATGGGCGTGAAGCATTACATTGTTGTGGAGCCATCGCAGGTTGACGAGTATCAGAAAGCTGTAAACCGGCATGGTTTAATATCAACCGTGCTAGAGATGGACCTTAACTATAAGTTGAGTTATGAGCTCTGCGACGATTTCGGGCAAGAAAAAAGCACCGGCCCCGGCCCTGCGCGCAACTTTGCGTGGGAGCATTCAAAAGCTGCCGGCCATTCTTGGCATTGGGTAATGGATGATAATATAAAAGGATTTTTCAGGCTTAATAAAAACCTAAAAGTGCCATGCAAGACCCCATCATACTGGCGCGCCATGGAAGATTTTGTGACGAGATACACAAACGTGGCAATGGCTGGGCCTAACTATTTCTTTTTTGCGCCAAGGAAAACAAAGCAGCCGCCGTTCGTTACTAACACAAGAATCTATTCGTGCAATTTAATACGAAACAATCAGCCGTTCAGGTGGCGTGGAAGGTACAATGAGGACACGATCCTGTCGCTTGATATGCTAAAGGCTGGGTTTTGCACAATACAATTTAATGCTTTCCTTCAAGATAAGCTTGGAACCCAAGTGCAAAAGGGCGGCAATACAGAAGCATTTTACCACGCAGAGGGAAAGGTTGCGGATGGCCAAAAGTATGCCGATACAGGCACAGTGGCAAAGTCGCAGATGATGGTAAAAGTTCACCCAGACATATCGAAAGTGGTTTATAAGTTCGGCAGGGTGCATCACCATGTTGATTACACTGGCTTTAAAGCTCAAAAGCTCATAAGAATTGGTGGGCTAAATATTGATAACGCAGACAACAACTATGGAATGAACCTAATCAAAGGTATTAAAAAGTGACAGACAAAAAAGACAAACCCAAAACATCGACGCGGCGCGCCCGTTCCGATAGTACAGGCGCAGAAATAGCGGCATCACAAGCCGCCCTGGCAGTTATGCAGCCTCCGGAAACCGTCAACATTAACGATGACGCGATGAAGTTTTGGGACGTTATAATCCTATCACGCGCCGCCGATGCTTGGACCGGCAATGATTTAATGCTGGCTGGAATCCTGGCCCGCTGTTATGCGGATATTGAGAAATACTCTGTCGCGCTTTCCAGTTCCCGCTTAATCAAAGACGAGAAGGGACAGCCCAAAATAAGCCCAGCGCACAAGATAGTGGACGACTTGTACAAACAGGCGCTGTCGCTTAGTAGAACGCTCCAGATACATCCTAGGGCTACTCAGGGTGAGTCACGAGACCAGGCAACGCGTAATGAGATGTTCGCTGACAAGCGCAATAACATGGCGCAAGATGAAGACGATCAATTTTTGGCGAGGCCCGATACCCACTAATGATGACCCGAGGCGAGCGCGTTTGTGGATTTATCGAAAGCTATTGCTTGGTGCCCGAAGGCGACCACGTTGGCAAGCCCGTGGTGCTGGCCCCGTTTCAGAAAGAATTTATTCTAGCTGTTTACGATAACCCGCACGTCACCGACACCGCCATTTTGTCAATCGCACGAAAGAACGCCAAGACTGGCACGATAGCCTTTATCCTACTGGCGCATATTATTGGGCCGGAAGCTAAGCAGAACAGCCGGATCGTTAGTGGTGCAATGAGCCGGGAGCAAGCCGCCGAGGTTTATAACCTGGCGTCCAAGTGTGTTCTTATTTCGCCAAAGCTGCGCGACAAGATCCGGATTATACCTTCAAGCAAGAAACTGGTCGGCCTATTGATGGGAGTGGAATACCAAGCGATCAGCGCCGAGGGTAAAACAGCACACGGCAAAAGCCCGATCCTAGCGATACTCGACGAGGTGGGGCAGGTGCGCGGGCCGCAATCTGATTTCATCGATGCTATCACCACAGCGCAGGGCGCGTATGAGCAGCCGCTGCTAATCTATATTAGCACCCAGGCCGCAACCGATGCCGATCTGTTCAGCATATTGATCGATGACGCCAAGAAAAACAAACCGAAAAAGACGGTCTGCCATGTTTACGCAGCCGACAAGGACGGTGATCTACTGGACAAAGCGCAATGGTCTAAGGCCAACCCGGCGCTGGGATTGTTCCGGTCAATGTCAGACATGGAAAAGCAGGCAGACAAAGCCAACAGAATGCCGAGCTTTGAAAACACGTTTCGCAACCTGAACCTGAACCAACGCGTTAGCACTATGTCACCGTTCGTTTCCAAGACAGTCTGGGATCTCAACGGTCGTGCTATAATAGCTGAGCGCGGGATAGAATGGTTCGGCGGTTTGGATCTGTCGGCTCGGACGGATTTAACCTCATTCGTTGTGCTGGGCATTAACCCGGATGGCATGATGGTCACAGAGTCATACTTCTGGACACCTGAAATTGGGTTGCTAGACCGAGCTAAAGTTGACCGGCAGCCGTATGACGTATGGGTGCGCGAAGGTTAT